TGTCTTAGCCCATGGTGTCTTGGCACGGGCCAATGCTTCGCGAGCCGCATCCAACCGTTGACCCAATACTTCCATTTCATCACCATAAAAACGATAGTCTTTCATTTCTTCTCCTTGATTAATAGTTACGACCTAGTACAACTTGTACCCGTTCATATACTTCGTCTTCTTCTGCTGTGTATGTATGGTCTTTGTCCCGAAACATAAACTTGCTCATTATTTTGTGGAATTCATCAAATACTTTAAGTCGAGATGGATTTAATGCAACCTTGTCGTTTACCATCCACGACTTTACTACACGCAACGTATCCACAGGGCCGAGATCTTTATCCATTAACATAGTAAAACATTCATCTATTGTAGAGTCAGATTGTCCCCGTAACAAGTCACCGGCTTCTCGTACCATATCCTCTACTGTACCATACTTCATAATGAACTGTGCCGAACGTCCTTGCAAACTTGCCCAGGCATACTCTTCTTCGTAAGTTAGTGTTCTATCAGTCATATTAGATCTCAATGTTACTGTTTTTAGCCTTATTGTAAAAAACATGATTACCAATTTGTCCTGCTTCGTGTCGGGTATCCGCCCATTTTGGATCTTTGATATAAATTGCATGGTAATACAAACTATGCATCAATCCACTAACGCGATACCCAGTTAAAACTTTTTCTGCTACTGCACGTGATTCTGCCCAAACTGTAGGATTCGGTTTAGGTAACTTCTTTTGCATAGTCCAAGAAAACTGCGACTTGGCATAAACTACATTACAAACACTCTTACCCCAATAACCTGTTTTCAAACGATTTACGGTTACATGAGCTACTGCATACTTTCCCGGCGTATCTTCTACCCCGGCTTCATAGTATACATTTTTGGTTAAACAATCAAGATCATTCTTAGTGTACTTTACCTTTTCTGTAGTTTGGATAATGTCGGTAATCTGGTCTAACTTGTCCTCAACCTTGTCCATACGTAATTCTTGACGCAAGAGTAACAGTCCAAGTAAAGTGCAACCAATGATAATTAACGTACGGTTTGAAAACATTATCTCTCTATATCGTAGTCGTCGGCACCATCAGTTACTGCATCGTGTGCCAATTGGTTAATGAGATCACTGAATTCTTCGCCAAGTGTTTCTAACTCGTCATCGTTCAATGGTGTACCATCTTCGTATTCAGCATAGCTAAAGAAAGCATCGCAGAAGTCTGGATAGTCATCTGAATCAACTCCATCAACTTCTATATTTTTTATTTTACGTCGGTTTAATTGCATAGTATTAGGCCTTTGGAATGTGGTATGTAATGCCTTGTGGACTTGCAGATTTTTTGTAACCCAATGCTTCGTAATCTGCTTCTAATAAGTTTAAATTATTACGATCTTTAACATACGCCCGATCCACTTTTACTGCAATAAACTTTTTACGGTAATTAATATAGATACCTTTAGCTTGGTAAACTAACTCTAACGCAAGAGCCATACGATCTGCGGAGATTTTTTGTTTTTCTGAGTAATGTGAAGATTCTATAATGTTACGCATACGGGCATCACGTGCGGCAGCAAAAGCATAATAACCTGCGGATTTTGTATCTAGCTCATTTGTTTTCATTTTTAACTCCCTTATTAATTACTATACATACATTATACTATTTTGGGTATTTTGGGTCAACCAAAATAGAGCCCCAAAATACAGGGCTATATGGTGTTGTTTTTATGCAACAATGTATCCTACTAATAGCTCACAGTCATAAAACGCTACAGGCTCGCCTTTTAGCTCATATACAAACACAGGATCTGCTTGCTCGTTTACTGCGTCATAATTGAACATGTTTGCAAAAGTTTTCGGAAAACGCTCATACAAATCCACGTCATTGTAGAGCTCATTTACGGGAAAGCTAAAACGCTTGCCTAATTTTTTTGCTGTTACATTAACAAAAGTGTCTAAATTATAAGTCATTTACAACTCCTTTTTAATTAATATAAAGCTAGTATAGCATTTTGGGGATTTATAGTAAACCAAAATTTGAGTCGTAAAAAAGCCCTATTGCTAGGGCTCTTTAGTGTTGTATTTTTACAACAGAATTACTTAGTGAAATTGAACTTTTCAGCTACTTGTGCAAAAGACTTAGTAAGGTCAAATTGCTTAGATCCTTCAACGAACTGCTTAGATAAATCTAAAGTGGTATCGTAAAAAGTTTTTGTGAATTCTACTTGTGCATCTACTAGAGTTTCTAGTGAGCCGCGTACTACTTTATCTTGGACAAATGCAAATGATTGCTTGCTTGCTGTTGCTGCTTGATCTAATACCGATTTGAAATTAAACATTTTATTTTCCTTTTAAGCGAAATGTTATTGTAAGACCCGAACTATTCAGCATCTTACTTTATACTATGTTCTTAGTATACATTTATTTATGTGCGGTTGCAACATTTAATAACATAATATTACTGCTTTTGGACAAAAAAGTTTCCGGTATTAAACACCCACTAAATAATACTATCAATTAGGAGATAGTATGTTTAAAGCAATCAAAGAATTCTTTCTTGGAACACCAGTTAGAATTGAATCACCAATCGTCGCACCAGTAGTTCCTGAAATTGTTAGCGAGCATGTAGACTTCCCGGTGGTATCTAAAAAGAAACCAACTGTTAAGAAAGCTACTACACGTACAGCTAAACCTGTTGCTAAAGCAACATCTAAAAAAACAGTAAAAAAGACTACAGCAAAAAAGGCTCCTGCTAAGAAATAATGGAAGTTAGTATCTATATACCGGAAGAGAGTGTTAACGTCTTCCGGTACCATATTAATCAATTAGCCGGAAGAACTTTCGACGATTGGTCTTATTATCATGATGCAGAATTATTTAAAAACTCTGCAAGAGGTAAACGTATCGCATGTTTTCAAATACCATACCCATATGATTCAAGTATTGAAGATGAAATAAACAACATCTACGATCAAGTTGATCATATTTTAATTATTGGCAGCGAATTACATGCTAAGACTGTTGAGTTTATTAAGCGATTTGATTTAAAGAAAATAAAGTTCTTTATTTGTGGATATTTGCACTGGCGCATGATTAATGCAGAAGTACATAAATTCTTAGACTGGTTTACAACCAGTGTACATTTCTATCGAAATGTTCAACCTAGTATTTTATATAAGCTGAAACCATTTGATCCTAAACCTTTACAGTTTGATGCATTACTTGGACGTAAAAAACCACACAGAGATTTAGCATATAAGTTTTTAACAGAAAATAATATGTTAGATAAAGGTGTAGTTACATATATCGATGATTATAAAGTAAATTTTGACTCTGCGGATTCCGAAAAATGGGTTTGGCAAAGCGAAGGCATTGATGACTTTGAAGTAAGAAGTCAAACAATCGACTTTACAGTAGATAGAGTTGACTACTACGGCTATAATATGAGTCTGAGTCAAATTATTCCTATAGACATTTATAATAAGACAGCATATAGTCTGGTATGTGAAACTAATTTTGATAACCAGTTTGTATTCTTAACAGAAAAAACTGTTAAACCTATACTTGCTCGCAGGTTGTTTATTACCTTAGGTAATCAATATCATTTAGCGGCACTACAAAGATTAGGATTTAAAACATTTGATGGTATCATTGATGAAAGTTATGATAGTATCGAAGACTCTACAGAACGACATACCGCAGCAATGCAACAACTTAAATTATTATGTGAACAAGATCAAGCTAATGTTATTGAACGTTGCCGAGAGATTGTTGATTATAATTTCAATTTGATGTATAGCAACGATTGGTATAACTTGTTTAAACAGGACTTTGGCGATTTCTTCTTTTCGAAGTATAATCGTGTTGTTTAATCGATAATACCAAAGTTAGCCCAACGAGCATCACCTAGACTTACCCAACCGAGTGGACCGCCAATACTAGGATTAGCATTAAACACAATGCTACCTTTAGGTTGAACGTCGCTTGGCGGCATTATCCCCACAGCAAAACTCATACTACCCATGTTAATCTTATTAACAGTTGCGGCACCGTCTGGTGTTAGTGCTAAGTTATTCTGTCCGTTACTACTTAATACAAGAGTTTGGCTACGTGGGGTTTCAATAACTGCAACACCGGCAGTTTGCTTACCAAATCCTATTTCAATTTCTTGATCCCAAATACTTAATGCTTGTGCAGGTTCAACAGTATTAACACCAACACGAGTACTTGTGGTATATAGTGTACCACTTAAAAATGTCTCACCTTGAACTTGTAGTTCGTTTAATTGTCCAACTTTTTGTAAATTACTTTGAGTAATAGAATTACCAATTGCATTGCCATTGATAATATCTTGTCCTTGTATAGTAATTTTAGTTAAATCGATACCAGTTGATTGTAGTTGGGCAGTTACCAAGTCTGCGTAACCTTGGAATATACCTTGGTTAAGGCTTGCTGTTACACTATCACCCGCGGCTTTAACAATATTCTGGAATAATGGACTAGATTCAGATAATGTACCAGTTACGTTAAGATCGCCTTCGATTGTAGTTGTGCCTTTAACAGTCAAATTCTTAGTTAATAGATTATTTTCGACAACAGTAACATCATCAAAAATACTTAACTGGCATGCAGTAGCCTTGTCTTCAATACCGATACTACCAAAGTTCTGAATAATGCCGCCACTAATATTGTTACCAGAGATTAACCAATTAGCAGGATCAATTGCACTTCCGGGAATACTTGCTACTGGAAATTTTAATACTTGTTGTTGCAATGCCGATAACAATGTACCTTGACACAACTGTTTAAAATCAATTTGAGTAACTTGAGCATTGATAGCCTGCGAAGTGAGTTCTTGTGCTCGTAGTTGCACCGACTCTGATAGAGTTGATGCCATTGAATTAAGTTTTTCTTTTAATTCTGTTTCAATTATGTCTTTGCTAAATTCTAATTCTGATATTTTAGTATCTAATTTTTGGCTTAGTAATGTTGTTAAAAGAGTAGTGCTATCAATTGCATTAATTACTTCTGTAATTTTTTGCTGAATAGCAACCATGGCCTGTTGTTGAACCTGAGCTGTTATTTGTGTAACAATGCCCTGTACTATGCTGTTTACGTTATCTGTGATGTCCATATTTACTCGAATTGTATACTAACTACGTGTTCGTAGTTTTTCTTGATTAGACTCTTATACATTAAATTTTTATGTACAAGAAAATTTACTGCACCAGCATCGATACTAAACTTTGCTAATTGTTTAAAGAACATAGTACGACGTTCAAATTTACCGTATGTTGTTAGATTGTTAGATGGATTATCAATTTCATATAACATTGTTGCCCAGCGTGTACGATCACTTAAATCCCAGTCATGGAACTCTGTGAATACTTTGCTTTCTGCACCATGTCTAACTAACACAGGAATACTAAATTCACGATCTTTAAAATCTTGATTCTTATAGTCACGTATTGTACTTATTACAAAAGATGTGGCTAAATTACAAATCTTAGTAATTTTAAGTTGTTGCTCGGAATCCGACTCTGCAAAGGTAAAGTACTCATCCATTGCTACTACGCACTGGAATTGTTTTCTATATTGTGTTAAATCTTGCGGTTCAATATAGGTAAACTTTACACCACGAGAAGTAAGGAATGCTTGCGCTCGATCACTGATTTCAGTCACGCCAATTGTCTTGGCTTTGCAACTTAAAATTGCCGGATTAAATCCAACAAACAAAATACTAATAGGATCAAGATTCTCTGTGCGATAAACACCATCAAGAATTTCTTGTTTACGTGCAACCACATCGTCCATTCTAGGATTAAACTGTAAGGCGGCTAGAACCGCATCGGTGTAATTTACAAAAGTCATACAACTATTTATTACATACGTAATAAATCAAGCGTAACACAATGAAACCCGCCGCCTAAAGTGCGACTATGACGCAATTCTAGTGGTATAACTGTGAATTTATGACGTTCTAACGTGCTAATTAACCCTACTTGATGTCGATCCACTATAACTGTGTTAGGATCAACTACTAACATATTCATAGCAATCCATTTACTTGCATAAGGGTATTCATAGAAATCTTGTGCCACTACTTCATTAACCCAAATCTTTTCCCATAATTTAAACACGTTAGGCACGGTTGCTTCTGTTACACGAGTAGCATTTAACATAACAAGTCCCTCGCGTAAAGGAACAATAGTGCTATCAATATGTACTCCAGCATAGAAGTTACATAGCTCAATATTTACTGTAGGGAATTGACTGCATAACCATTCATATGCTCTGCGATTGCCGCTTGCGCTTTCCAAGAATAACATACTATCCCCTAAGCGACATACATTAGCCGCATCGAGTATCATGCCTTGATCACGTGGCATACTTCGACGATCGTGCGATTTATTAATTACTTCGTCTAGAACAATAATCTCTTGATCTCTACAGGGATACATCATAGCAGGATCGATAATAGTATTACCATATACTAATAACCTATCCCTGGGGCAATAATTATACATACCACCAGTCAATGGATAGTTACGCGGAGCAGGTCTGATAACTTCTACTCCTAATTGTGCCAGGGTATATGCAAGTATATTTAGATCTTCGTCGGCTTCATCGATTATGAACTGTGGCACTGGCCCTGATGGGACTGGTGTATCTTTCCATAAAGTTTTTTCAGACTCTTGTGCAAATACTGGGTCATCTGTTGGCCAGTTTGCGTATTTTGCACTACCTACTACAACTGATTTAAGTGGATCCCACTCATTGAATGAACTAATCATTTATGCCCTGTTATTTGAAGTGTGTATCTATCTTCTAATCCTAAGTTTGCGGCCATGTGTGGAGCATCATAATTCCATTCCACAACTTGCCCAGCGACCCACCCTACTACCGGTGAACCTAGAGCTTCTAGGTAATGCCCGGACTTCCAATCTTCTAGTAATACTAAAGCACGATTAATAGTTTGTTCTTTACCCTGTAAGTTGAATAGTTCTATGTAACGCTTATATAAATCGCTATGATTAGGCATTACTGTACCAGTACGCATACGATAAAAAGCAATGCCGATATCTTTCCATCCCTCGGCGGTGTACAATTCAATAAATTTATTACTCCAACTTGGTAATGTGTGTCGCATATCGCATAGTTCGCCACAGATCTTGCCTTGGTAACCTTGTGATAGCCATTGGTTAACACTTACAGGATCGTTAAACGGTTCTGAGATATAGTTTAATGTCTTAAACTCATCATCCCAGAACTTGTCTAGTTTATATTTGGTTATTACGTGTGTTGCCATAATGGATAACTTTAATATTTCCTGTTTGTGGATACTTGCGCCATGGATCAATAATAATACTGCCCGGATCAATGCGACAATATAAATTTTGATTATCAGTAACACCGGAATATCCGTATGTTATCTGTTGATTGTGTGCCAACAGTATAACTCCCATAATACTGTCAGGAACTGTTGGTTCAGTTAACGGATCGATATATGTAGGGGTAATACCCATCTCTTGCAAGTAGTATCCTACTAACAAACTGTAACTACCTTCTAAATAGGTTACGTTAGGTTTATATGCTTTACCGTGTATGAATACTGGTAAACCTTCTCTATTATCATAAATGAAACGTGCCATGTTCTTTGCTTGTTGCTCACGTGCTTTCATTATAACATCGAATAAGTCATACCCCAAATCTAATTCTTCAGCAAGGTAACGCAAGGCAATATTATCACGTGGATGACACGGCCCTGCATCTCCCATACCTGCTGTCATATATTTAGGTCCCATGATACGCATAGTAGAGTTTGCTAGTGCATTAGTTACTACGTCTACATCAATGTTACCTTGTTTAATAGCTACGTCTTGAATCATATTTACAATACCAATCTTAGCACTAATAAAGGTGTTGTAAAATACTTTAATACATTCTGCTTCATCCCACGTACCTACTACGTACCTCGGATTGTTTTCCATGATTGTGTTATAAAAGTCAGTTAGCAATTTTGCATCGCCTGTTTCGCTACCGTCTTCAGTACCAATGATAACCATCTCTGGGTTAACCATGTCCCACTCAACACTACCCATTGCGATGAGGTAAGGGTTGTATATGAAACGTGCGTTGGTAATATTATTCTTCAGTTCCCTACGGGTAGTGCCTGGTAGAACTGTGGAGATAAGAACTACTAATTGTTCAGGTTTTGCAAATTCGTTTACTTGACGAAGTACATCATTTACTACGGTGTAATCAAAGTCTTTATTCTTTAAGTGTGTGATTGGGCGATCGCCACCGTAGATAGGATCATGTGGTGTTTGAACAGCAATAAAGATTAGCTCTTTGCCCTCAACTGCTTCTTGCAAAGTGGATGCAATAGTTATTTTGTCGCTAGTTACTGGATAAATATCATAACCAGTTACGTTATGCTTAGTTGCCATAGTTTCGGCACAAGCCATTCCCAATTTACCAACTCCAATAAATCCTACATTCATTTATGTTTTCCTTAGACAGATTTTATAATATACTTCATGATAATTTAATATATCGATTTCCTAATAATAAAACGGTGTACTTCTACCCGTTTGGTACATACCAGGGAATCGATATTTTGCAAGATAAAAAAACTAACGATATAATAGAAATTGAACAAACCCCCGACGTTGGCAAAATATTTTTACATTGCTACTTTTTTGACCAGGAACCCTTTGACAATTATAATCTACCAATTTTAAAAAATTCAATTATACGGTATGATTATGCTAATACTAATCCCAATTGGATTGATATAATAGCCAATAGTGAAAAATCTGACATTAAAGACAATTTTATAAAATCAGAAACTTCGTATAATTGGTATTATTTCTTTCACGGGTTTGCAGCATTAGATTGGTATAGAGATTTTCGGTATTTGAATCCAACTTCATTTAATCATTTTGATAAAGTATTTATATGTTATAATCACCTGACTAGTAATTTACGTTCATATCGCCTACACCTTGTTAGTAACCTAATAGATGAAGATTTAGTTAAGCACGGACTAGTCAGTTTAACATTAAATGATGAATTTGGTGATTGGCGTAGTACTATAATGGACCCGCAAAATCCATTGGATAACAGAGCAAGGACAAAAATTTATAGAGTATTATCTAAAGTAAATAAACCATTGATCATTGACACAGAAACTCCAAATGGAAGTATGAGTGCCAATGTTAATTTTGCCGACTTGACCAGAGCATTATTTCATGTTGTTACTGAAACAGTATACTTTGATCCTAAGTTACACTTAACCGAAAAAGTGTTTAAACCTATTGTAGCAAAACGTCCTTTCTTTTTAGTAGCGGCACCGGGTAACTTAAAATATTTAAAGAGCTATGGATTTAAAACATTTAATCGGTGGATAGACGAAAGTTACGATGAAGAAGAAGATCATTATACACGAATAGAAAAGATTACCGCAGAAATTGCTAGACTATGTGCAATGGATCAAATTACATTAGAGAAAATGCACCAAGAAATGCAAGAAGTATTAGAGTATAACTTTAATCATTTTTATACAACATTTAAAGATCTTATTATTGATGAATTAATCGATAACTTTGAACATGTCCTATGTCAAATTAATAATGGACGACAGCCCGGAAATCATAGTAGACATCATCAACGTTTTGAATTAACTCCGGAATATTTGTTAGAAGTAAAAGCTCGGCTCAAGCAATAAATACTTGTACAACAGAACAGCATGAGCTGTCATTTTTCAAGGAGCTAGTTATATGAGTAATTATACACAAGCATTATGGACAGATAAGCACGTTGCAGGATTTATGCTTGTAGCATTACTAGTCGGTATTCTTATAGGATGGGCATTATAATAGGCTAAGTAGGTTTACAAATATTTTGTAAAGTTTTACTAAATGCGTTTGTGTCACCTATTATGCTTGGAATTCTATAAGGCATGAAATACATCTGCATCATTACCCAACTGCATTGATCATAATAAGCATTTGCAACATTAGTTAGAGGTTGCGACATAGTAGCCTTTCTATAATCGTTTAACCATTTCATCATAATACTTCCCCATCTTGGATAATTCTCTTACGAACCTAAGCCTGTCAGTGTACAGATTGCCAAGGTTAACCCCACTAACCAAGCCATTAATATCAAAAAGCCAAGCCCCACTCGGACAAAAATAAGTAGAAAGAGGAATAATCCTGCTGATAATAATAATTGCTGAAAGAATACTAACATTATGTATTTATTTTTTTTTTTTGAAACAAATGATAAACGCCAAAAGATGTCTAGCGAAATAAATACTAGTATAAGAAGAGCAGCATAAGCTGTCGATTAAGGAGCTAGTATGGACGAAATCTTCAAAGTACTCGAAGATATTTCTTTACCAATGTTGGTAGTGCTTCTCAGTGATTTGTTTATACTAGCGATTTTTGGGGTTGTAGTTACTAGAATATCTGCTCATTCTTTTAAAGAAATATCCAATTCGGTTGATTTATTAGATGAATGTGTTAAAACAATCGGCGATGAATTAGATGATGTAGCAGAAGCTATCCATGATCTTAAAGACCATCAATAATCTATAACGTTATTACTCTGTTTTATTAATTCTGCCAAGTATTTCTTCGTAGAATGAGTCTAGTTCGCCGCCAAATTGTCCCATTAAGTGTTCAGCAATGTCCTGCACAAGGGTATAATTTTTTTCTTTGTACGCTTTGAGAAAACCTTCGTGTAGTTCTATGTATACATCAAGTTTCATTAATCCATCAACACCAATCTTGTCGGCTGGTACCACACACCAGCAACTAAACATTTCACCGTTAACAGGAAATGTTTCTAATTCCAATACAGTATGTTTCTTTTTAAGATCGTCGACTACATTTTTATCCCATACGATTTGCATACGTTCTCTTTTCTAATTTTAATGCTCGATAAATTTCTTGTACACCTTGTGCTTGGCTAATACAATCTTCCAGTGCATTGTGCAATCCAGCTTTGCCTTTTTCACGTGGGTCACCGTGTACACCAAATAGTGTACGACTATCACGGATTTGCCAAAACTGCCACGGCGTTGGCCAACCACATTGACGATAGATGTTTTCTAGAATAACAATATCAAATGCAGGACCTTGACACCAAATGTTCTCTACACCTACAGTAAATTTATTTAACTGCTTGTACATTGATTCTAGACTAATTCGGCCTTCTGTACCTAATGCTTCTTCACGGACATCTTCGGCTTGCCTGCCCCACCATTCTAGTGTGTCGGCTTGCACTTCACGTCCTAATGCTAACTGTTCGTCAACATCAATTCTGAAGTATAGGCTATCGCCAAACTTGTCCGGGGTAAATGGATCAAACTTAACTGCACCCAATGTTAAGATTGCACAATCTGGACGTGTGCCTAAAGATTCTAAGTCGAGCATTATATCCACAATTTATCCTTGCTTTAAGATTTTAAGGGATTCGGATTCCACTACACGTCTGCGTAGTCCTGAGCTGGAGAATGAATGATCACGACCATTATATACAAGTTCTATTCCGCGACGCATACATTCCATTTTTCCTGAGAATTCTGTAAGTTCGTATTCAACACCCAAAACGCGAACATCGATTGGGAGGATTAGTAATAAATCAATTAAGTCTTGTTCTGTTTCATAAACAACAACTTCGTCCACATAACGACAGGCAGCTAATTGAATTTGTCGTTCTACAATGCTTTGAACTGGTTTGTTTTTGGTATCTGCACGATCAATAGTGGGATCAGTCTGTAAACCGGCAATTAAATAATCGCAATGATTCTTTGCTTCAGACAACATAGAAATATGGCCAGCGTGTGGTCCTAAATCAAATGTACTAAATGTAATTCCGATTCTTTTGCCTTGTTCTTTTAATTCTCTTATTTTATTGAAGATCATTTTTGTATACTATTGATATTTTTTGTTGTTTTACCATTGTGTAAAATGTTGCCCTATGTTTTATTCCTAATCCAACCATAGCATCTTTAATTGATGGATATTCTATGTTGTTTATTATAACAGGTTTATATTTTTGTGTAAAGGGTTTCCCTTTCCGTTTTGCGGATGCTTCTGCATGAGCTTTTTTCCATTCTGCAGATTTTGTATAATTTTTATTTGATGCTTTTATTTTTTCTATTGTTTCAGGGGTGTGTTTGTGCCCAGTATGTCCGTTGGATTTTCCTTTTTTGGCATTACTTATTTTTTTTGAACGAATTGCTTTTTCTTCTTCGGTTAATGAGGCATGCCAGTTTGTTAATCCAATATTACGTTGATTAATTATGTTGTCTTTATCGGGATGATTTAATATAGTATTTCCGCCTGTGCCACCACCTGCAATATTATATAAATCACTTAGTGATTCGTATAAAGAAATAGTATCTATCTCAAGTTGGTTTAACTCATTGACTGTTTTAGCCCAATGTAATATTTCTACTTTGAAGTTTTCTTTGCCGTATTTTTTAATAGCAGATTGTAATGCTATCCCAGACCCATAATAATTATTATCAAAAATAGGTTTTGTTCTTTTGCCGATATAGCAACGATTGTTAATTAAGTTAATTGTTTTATAAATGTAGCCGATATACATAAGTATTCTCCTTATGTTTATTTACCACCTTTTGTCAGTTTAACCTATTAATCATGAGTCTTGTTCTACTTTAACTTGTAGTGGGAAGCCGTTATTACGAGCAAGCAAGGTAACTTCGATACCTTTTTGTTCGGCAATTTCGTAAGGGAATACTGCTACAACTGCACTACCTTCTTCGTGTACTTTCATTGTAATTGATTCAGCAGCGCCTTCGTCATAATGAAAGATTGCTTTAAGTGTTTCAACTACAAACTCTTGTGTAGTTTGTTCATCGTTGATATAGATAACACGATATTGTGGCGGTTCCGGGATATTGGATTTGATTTCAATTTGTGGACGTACTGTTGCTTCGGTTTTGGTTTTTGCCATTGAATCGCTCATAATTATTTTTTTTTCAGTATAAAGGGGTAAGTTAATTCCTACCCCTTTATTATACAACATTGTTACTTATTTTGCAAATGTTATGGCAATTTTTTTAGCCTTTTGTTCTTCCGGAACTAACATTTCTAAAGCAATACTAAGTATACCATTTTGAACAGTAGCGCCACATACTTCGATATTTTCCGCTAATGGGAAAGTACGAGTAAAGTCACGATTGCTAATACCTTTGTGCAGGTATTCTGGTGCTACTTCTGGTGTAGGCTTAACTTGTTCGCCTTTGACAGTTAACACGTTTTCTTTTAGCTCAACATCGATTTCGTCTTCAGCAAACCCCGCAACAGCAACTTCAATGACGTAATGAGTGTCATCTAGTTTAACTACATTATGTGGGGGGTAATTGTCTTGACGACTTGAGAATTGTTTGTTTAGCTGTTCAAAAATTTGATCAAAGCCGATTGTTTGGCGATGAATCTGGTTAACGAACGTAGGTAAATCAAGAGTATGGATTTGTAATTGTGTCATTTGTTTTCTCCTTTTTAAGCAAGATGACTATAAATTGTAGACCCGACTATTCGGCATCTACATAAGTATTTATACACAATATTATACATAATGTTAAAATGAAGGGCAATACATATGACGTTCAATTCTGAATATTTTTTTGAATTAATTAGTAATCAAACATTAACCAAACCGGACATTGTACAATTACGTCCGTATGCATTATCATGCTTAACTCGTACTCCACGATTGCCTCGTGCTATTAATTTTATAGAGTTACTCAAACAACCGTGGGTTAATCGTTGTAAAATTAGCTTCGATACTATCCCCAAAAGATTTGAACAATTAATAACCTGTAGTTGGAGAGATTTACAACAACAGATGCCCACAGAAGAATTTGAGATAGTAAAAGCAAACTCGCCGAGATATATAGATATTCCTGGTGAGCCCGAAGTAGACAATTGGTATTACACTAGCAATGCCAGCTTAGTGCATAGCCAATGCTATATAGATTATGTTGTTGAAAGTACTACTGATATGGAATTTATCAGTGAAAAAGCGTGGAAGCCAATGTTTTCTGGGCAACTATTTGTCATACTTGGCCCAGTGGGAATTATTAATTATCTTAATAGCGTTGGGATAGATACATTCAACGATATTATAGATCATTCATATGATCAAGAACCTGATGTGCGTAAAAAAATTACAATGATTATTCAGACATTAGATGATCTAATGTCACAAGATTTAGATCAATTATGGAATTTAACTTATAATCGTAGATTAAAAAACTTAGAACTAATGTATAGTCCCGAGTTTCGTAATCTAATTAAGCAATAAATTAATAAAGTTTTTTTGGAAGTGATTCAGAAGCTAACTTTTTGCGCCAGCGGTTCTTGGCTGCTGCTTTAGCTTTCTTACGTGCAGTAGTTGGTTTTTCGTAGGTTTCGCGTTCTTTAAGTTCACGAAGTAAGCCCGATTCTAGGACTTTCTTTTTGAATTTACGTAGTGCTTTCTCTACTGGTTCACCTTCACGTAAGGTAACGGTATTGCCTTTACATAGATTCGCTATGTCGTTCTTTGGATAATATGCCATATGTTTTATTTAGTTGGGTTATTACTTCTTTAAAAATTCTTCAATTTGACTGCGCTCTAAATCCGTTAATTCATCTGTATCATAACGTCCGGCTGCAATTTCATCTACTAGATGTTTAATATACAGCTCATCGTAAGCATACAGGTCTGTGCTATCTTTGTCAATCTCTATCCACTTAGTATCGTTAAATTTGAACAAACGATTTGGTAAGTAGTCTGTACGTAAATAAACATCACCTCTTTGTGGATTAGTTGGGAATGTGTTGCCAAACCCACTAGTACTTGCTTTGCCTAATTCTACTACATTGTTATCTGCTTGTGCTGAGATTGGTATCATTACCCCGCGGTTACGACCTGGTGCTGCTTCACGTGGCAGTTCTGAACGAACAGGTGGTTCAACATAATCGCCGGGGCGTTCATCCATTGATGTATTGTAGTTAGATTCCGGATATGCAATACGTGTAATTAGTACGGGTTCTTTAACTGATTCTACTTCCTCTATTAAATTCTGTTGCGGAACATACGGACTATAATCACCTTCGTGATATGTTTCTTCTTTAGGTTTACCAAATATACTAGACATTGGAAAGGAAAAGCCTGTCCATCTTGGTTTAATTACTGGTAATTCTTCGTCGGGTTCTGGATCGGCTATATGGCCATCTGAGTAATCGGTAAAGTCGGGAATTTCTTCACGTTCGAATACCGGTTCAAGTTCTTCAACATTTACAAAAGTAGAATCTGTCGCAGAGGTATCTGGGGTTTTTATTTCCTCTGTCCATACTATGGTAGCTGGATCTTCTACGATTTCTTCTTCGGGTTTGCGATTCCATGCAAAAGTCATTTGTGCGGCTAGCAACATAATAACTGCTAGCGGATCAAATACAACAACAATCATTATGATGATCCATGTTACTGCCTTTTCTAACATACTAGCATCAGGTGCAACACCATAGATAAATGCCGCAATGTATTTGATAGGTCCAACTTCAGCTTCTACTTTACGATTCTCTGCACGTATAGGAGTGGCTTCATCGTTAAGAGTGCTAATAGTCTTTTGGTTAGCTTCAATATCCTTGGCTAGTGTTGCACGATCTTTGGCTTGACTCTTACGGATAGCCACTGACTTGTCTGCGCCAGTTTCACTCGTACTACGAGCCATGACTTGGTCAACAGCATCATCCATTTGGCGTAATTGCTTACGATCAGCTTCAATATTATCACGTGCTGTTTTAATCTTCTCATCATAGATAGCAAGTTTAGCACCTACATCGCCCGACACTAAGTTTTGATCATTGTGTGCTTTTGATAGATAGCCAAAACAGCCAATTGAGGTTATCATCATAAGGATACTAACCGATACTAAGCCGTATGCTCTCATTGCTGTTGGGATACGGGCCCAATATTGTTTAATCCAACTTGCCATAACCAGTTTACCAACACCTAAACTAATACCCATAACAGCGATTGGACCAGGTGCAGCAGAGAATATGGCCATTAAGCCCATAATGGAATAATATTCTGCTATAGCAGAAATAGATAATCCAGATATTAAGAGTAAGTAAGATAGTATCATAGTTTAATATTTATAGACTTAACTACGTGATTATACTATGATACTTGTGGTTTGTCAAGCTGTTTGGTTAGACGTAACTTGCTCGAACGTAGCAGTTAGCCTGTGTAGTGTCAAAACAGGTGTATACCAAAGCAACTGCTTGGTTAGCACCGTATAGGGCGCCTGGGCCGTGTCCAGTTAAAGTAGTTGACCCCGTGGCACCAGTTGTGGTATTGTTCACACCAGCTACACCAAGAGCAATGTTACGACCTGTACCACCCATTCTAACCATAACAGCAACTTCGGCACCGGCAGTATAGTTTGATAAAGTGATAGTTGTATCACCTGCTGGTACATACCAAAGTATTCTACTGTCTGAGTTAAAATCAACTGTTAATGTTGTTCCGCCTGTTACTGTTCGCAAACCGCCATCATTGATAATAACTCTTGGTGTGGATAGTGTACCACTTGAACTAACTGCTATATTACCGGCAGTAATGTTTCCAGACAATGTTATATTAGTACCAATAACATTACCATAATGAGTTGTTGCTGTTACATTACCGGCGGTAATATTGCCAGTTACAGTTACATTGCCACCAATTGTTTCGTTGTTAGTGATCGCTACATTACCAACAGCAATGTTACCCAAAACTGTTACACCAGTAGTAGCACTTACTGACATTACCTGTGTAACAACATTTGAACCAATTGGAACTGTTAAGAAATCAAGGTGACCGCCACGATTTGTTTGTGTTTGATTTTCATCTGCAATGTAACGAATTTGTGCTACACCAGTAGTTGGCCAGCCGCCTGTTGGATATCCTGTGCCGGCTAAACGAAATACTTCTTCGCCTGCTAAGACCTGTGTTGGATTAGCAACGGTTCCATTAAACTTGCGACCAACAATAATACTATATTGTCCTACAGCATCAAAATATGATCTACCTGGAGTGGTGCCATTGTCTTGTCCGGTAACATGCAACATTACACCTGGCAGAGCCGGTGGTTGACTTAGCCCTTGAGCATTGCCGGTAATTTCTACTGCACCGGTATTCATGTTGTTTGTTGATACTATAAATGTTGCAGTTCCAGCTTGGATGCTATTACCATTGGTGGTGATATTGCCATTAAATGATGACGGGCCATTATTAGTTGAAACGCCGTTTATAACGGTATTACCATTGAATATACTTGGACCATTATTAATTGCAGTACCCGTAATAACTAAATTACCAACTTGTGTGGTGGTGCCAATTATTAATAAATTACCATTGGTTGTTACATTACCATTGAATGTAGTAGTTCCATTACTAATGGTACTCCCATTACGAATAGTTGTACCATTGAATGTAGCGGTACCATTGTTAATAGTGTTACCCGTAACTAATAAATTACCAACTTCTGTTACATCTCCAGTAAAATAGCTTGTGCCATTGACAATTAAATTACCACTAGTAGTTAAATTACCTTGGTGTATAGTTTGGCCATTGAATAATATATATCCATTGAAGTATGTATTGCCAACTGTAATTAAGTTACCATTGGTTGTTACATTACCATTGAATATACTATCGCCTTGACTAATACGAGTACCAGTGCTGAAAATAGGACCAACAAAGGTTGTATTCCCAGTAAAAACTGAGTTACCAGTAAAAGATGAGTTGCCAGTAAAGGTACTAGACCCAGTTGTAATTCTGTCGCCTATCTGGTAAATTGTTCCAAAAATTCTAACTGGACCAACGAAATCTGTATTTCCAGTAAACAAGGCATTACCTGTTATGCTGGTATTACCATTAAACGCGGCATTACCAGTTACTGTAAGTACACCAGTTAATGTTGTTTGATTATTGGAAGTAATATTATTAACAGTTGTAGTATTGCCTTGAACTGTTACGTTGAATACGTTTAAGTTTGCTTGGCCATCAAGTAAGTTTGGTACCATAACAGTACCGCCCGGTGTATGACCATCACTTACTCGTAGTAGTTTTTCATTTTCATCAAAGAAAGGACGTCCGGCTTCGCCTACATAGGCATTGCCAAATATGTTTGGTCTTCTACTACTGAATATTTTCTGGATGGTCATTTACGACTTACCCTTCGAAAGGTTCGTCTTCGTCTGCGATAGCAATCACAGCGGGTGCAATGCCAGCGTTAGCTTTCATAATTGATAGTTCATCTTCGGGTTCGGCTTCGCAACCGCATGGGCAAGATCCACATACTTCGCAAGGTTCTTCTGATCCTGGGCTAATACCGCCTGGACTAACACCAGTACTAGTAATACCAGCTAAGTGCTTCATTAAATCAAGTTTTTGTTGTAATGGTGGAACCATTGTTTTAACATTAACTTGTGCCGCACCTTCAATACCGGCTGTATCAGTTGGCTGACCAGTAGGTACGTCTGATTGCTCTGGACGATTTGTAATTTGTGTCGAACTTGATTGATTGGCTTCTTGTGCATCTAACACATCAGCTATTTTACGTATAATTTCACTTGCTCTCATTGTCGTCTCTCATTAACCGTTAGTATAACTATTACCAGCGCCGCCACCAGCTACTGCGGTTGCTGTTCCACTTGCGGCTACGTTACCAACTTGGGTAATTGAAATAACAGCAGCAGATAAAGGTAATAAACTTAATGTATTACCAATGCCTTGCATGTTAATGTCTGTTTTTCTGTTTGCTGCAACAATTGGATATGCACTTGTTGTAGTAGCAGTTCCGTTAATGTTTGCATAACAAGCAACGTTCGTAATAACAGTAACTTTTGTACTATTAATCGGAGGTGTAGTAATTACTGTTGCTGTAGTGTATGTAAGTGTATAAGCCATTCTTTAAATTCCTAGATATTAGTATTATTTATCGTTTAGAAGCCTGCGTTTGTTAATCTTGCAACTATCTGATCTAGTGCTTCGCCAATTGTAGATGGTATTGGATTCCAGTTTGCAATATTTCCTGCGGTATACGATACATTACCGGTTAAAGAGATATTACCAGTAACTGATAATCCTACAGAACTAAATTGTCCAACTTGATTACTATCGTTTAATCCGCCAACAATAAACTTAATATATTTGCCAACAGTATCTGTGTTTAATAATAAATTACCGCCATCAACTAATAAGTATCCGTCGTTTGGTCTATATGCGCCGTACCCTGGAAAATTGTAAGTGCTACCCGCAATACCCAAGTCAATAAAGTTTTGTGTATCGTTACCATTATTTGCTGTAGCAACAAAGTCCGAACTTGAAAACGGACTATTGTTCAAGTTTTGCATATTAACTTGAGCATAATTATTAACATTACTAGTAAATTGTGCAAGAACATTTGGTAATAATTGGCCGCCGGTACCTACCTGGATTCTGGTATCGGGTAATGTACCAAAATATGCACTACCGGCAACTCCGAGCCCGCCATTGGGAATTTGAATAGACCCAGTATTAGTATTAGTAACAGTTGAGGTTGCGTTCGCTGTAAGTATATCTTCAAATATTGTTGTATGTAAAAACTGCGTAGTAGTGAACCCAATAATTAATGGATGTCCATCATTTAATCCTGTTATAGTTTGGTCAACGACTGATAAATTTCCAACTTTAGTAATATTATCAACATATGATTTCATATTAACATTAGAAACATAAACATAATTCTGCATATTAACATTTGCAGTATCAACATAAGATTTCATGTCAACATTTGCAGTATCAACATAGGACTTCATATTAACGTTTGCAGTATCAACATAAGAACGCATGCCAGTATTAGCGGTTATGATAGCCAAATTGGCAGCAACCACAGATGCATTGGTTGCAGTTATCTCATTTTGTTGTGTTGATAGTGATGATGTTAATGTAGAAACATCAGATGCTAAACTAGTTAACGACTCGGCTTGCAAAGATGCATTGGAAAATAATTGTGTAATTTCGGATGAGATATTGCCGACGTTTGCATTTAAAATATTTATTTCATTAGTTAATGCAACAACGTCAATGTTTCCAAGTGCAACTATTTGGCTATCAACATAAGCGTTGCCGGCGGCTACTTGACTTGTTACAAAATATACATTGGCTGCACCAATTACATCGTTGACATATAATACAACGTTCCCAGATCTGCCTGCTACGCTAGATACGCCATTGGGGCTACCACTGGCTATATTAGCAAAATTTTGATCGATTTTTATGAACGCATTACGTAATGGATCACCTGTGCCATCGTTAGCTGTGGCCCCTACATTGACATTAGCAAAAGTACTCATTGTTTTTAACCTTGTTATTGAGTATTTATCGCAAAATGAAAAAGCCCACCGAAGTGGGCTTTGGGTGCTACTAAGGCCTAACATCGGCAATATAGTATTTACAAGTTTAGTAGTTTTGCTTGCTCATATAGGCGAAAACTAGCCAAATTCTTGCCTTTACTTTCGCATTGGATATCAAAGTTATCCCAAAAGCTCAATGCCCATTCATTTGCTGGTGTATTCCAGTAAAAGTCTGAGTGTGCTCTTAGTTTTTGCTTTTTAAATCCTGTTTCAAGTAATAAGGCGTGGTCTGGTGCGGCGGATGTACTATGTCCAACAAGTACATCTTCCCTACTGCAAGAATAATGAAGAGTAGGACGATGACCCCGCCAGCTATCAATAACTCTTTTACAACGGTCATCTCCGGGGTGTATGTATTCGCCTTCGCGGATCCAGTGGTGATGAATATCCAGGACAGTAGGAATAATATCAGACAAGCTAAGAGTATGTTCGAGCCCATGGGAGTTTTCCTCGTTTTCTATTGTGATTGTGTTACGAGCCTCAGGTGACAATCTCTTGTAAGCGGCTCTAATACCTTCTGGCCCTTGACGGCCCGAGATGTGTACATTAATCTTAAAATCTTGCCATTTTGCTCCGAAGTCCATGTAACGTGCCATATCTGCATGATATTCAAACTCCTCTATTGAACGTTCAACAATACCTGGATTATCAGATGCCAAAACAGTGAACTGACCAGGATGAAAACTAAGGCGAACATTAAGCAACCTAGCTCGAATACCAACTGTTTGGAAGTGCTGTTCACAATATGCAACCACATCAGGGCGACGCCAGAAATAGCTCCAATTAGGATGAGTATATGCTGGAAGTAGGTCGCTACTGATACGGACCATACGTAAGTGTTCATCTAATGTTCCTACTCTTTCTACTAAGCGTCGTGTAGATTCAATGTTACCTACCATTAGGTCCCATAGTTTTTGTTCAGCTACATCCTTAGTCTGACGGTTAAGCCAAGATACAGTAGTAGAGCCAGTGTTGTACTGTTTAGCATCGTCTTTGGGACCAATACCTTCAGTTTGATCTGGGCGATCAATCCACTTGCAACAGAAGCCGATCTTTTTAGTGTACGGTATATTCATCTAGTTCCCAGTATATACTACCACGTTGTTCTGCGTCAATGATTGCTTGTTCAAATCCCACACTAGGATCAGTATCACGTAATTTGATTGCTTGTTCTAGTACATCTAATATTTCAACACCAACGTCATGATTTTCTGTGTCTAGTAGACTTTCACCAATAGCTACTAGTTCGTCTAATACACAATCAAGTTCGTTTGGTGTAAGATCTTTAAGATTAATACTGTTATCAAGAAACCCTTGAATTAAAGTGTCGGCATCTCTCATAATTTCATAATCCTATCCAACACTTCTTTAGCTTCTTTCATGTCCGTTGCTTCTAGTGCCGCATCTAAATAGTGTTCTTGTAGTACGTGCAGGCTATTAATAAAGTCTGGAATATCTTTCTTGTCTATGGTGTAACTAAATTTAAATGGGTTACTGCCCGGACGTGGTGTATCTTTTGGCCACATATATTATCCTTGTGCAAATACTTCTAGGGTTTGAATATGTTTTACAAACTCTGCCGGCGACATTGTTGCATACGGGGTGTAGTTGTAAAACTCTTCGGGCATCTTTACTAAAAAGCCATCTTTGTAACAGTAATGAAAAATCTTAATGTTGTCATCTTCGATATCTTCGTAAATGCGATATTCGTATCCTAAGTAATTATACAGTTTAACAGTACTGTTCATATTAAGTCCTTTCGCAAGCTTCTTGTAAACGGAGAACATCTCCGCCGTTGATCGGCACAATCCTGGCACCTAGATCATCTTCCTTAAGAATATGATAGTGATCCATTCTGCGTCCTAACATATAAATTGCGACACCGTATGCATTATCAAAAATTGTTTCGCCAAAGTTTGCATCAGTGCGATTGATAACATAGAATTTCATATTAGTTAGCCTCGTATGCAACTTTGAGTTTCTTCATAAATTCTGCACGGATCTTTGCCGCTTGCTTTGGTGTGTATGGAGCATCGTCTGCACCAACTGAAACTGTACCAATAACCAATCGTGCTTTCTTAGCCACTACAGTTTTTGTCTTTGCAACTGCCTTAGGTTTAGCAAAAGGGTTTTCATCTTTTGCATTAGCCGCAAACAACGCTTCAACTTCTGCATCAACTTTCTTAAAAAAGTTAGTGAGCGCAAACTTAGCAGCTTCGTTTTTAGTCATTTCGTTAGGGAGTAACATCATAGTAACATCAGTATCGCCCAATTTTGCCAATTGCAATACACGAGCTTCGTTACCTGCTGTACGGAACTTGAGTTCACCTGCTACACGGCTAAAACCTACGTATGAAATTAATTTAGACATTTGTTACTCCTTATTAGTTACTATACAACTATTATACTATTTTGGGAATTAACGGACAACCGAAATTAGTCGTCTAACTTACGGTGTTTTTGAGTGCGGTTGTAGCGGGTTTTTAGCTCCACTTTTTTGGGTTTAAAGGGAGTGTCGCGAAAAAACAACACGTTATGTATGCGTGTTTTGCGTGGGGATTTTGCAACAATCTTATTCTTCATATAGTAATTATACTATATTGAGAATTTTAGGTCAATTAGTGTAGAGTACTGTTATCTATGTCCATTAACTGCTCAGGATCTGAATATCCAAATAATTCAAGTATTTTCTGAATATTTTCCGGAGTTTTAAATGGGAGATTATCGGGAAAAAATGCCGATTTTAATTCGCCGTCTGGGCCAAATATAAATCCATAATCATCTTCACTTATTTCATCTTCGTAAAAACCATCTTCGATTGCTAATTCTTCTGATAACTTAGTCATTTTAGCTCCAGTCTATTAATGTACTTATGAACTTGTTTTTTTAATTGTAACATAACATTACGATCTTGTCTAAAGTATTTTCGATATGTTCGGTATACTCTAGTCTTAGTCATTGCTCGATTGTACACTATCATTTCACTTGCAACATTAAAAGCGTGTGCAAGTATTTCATCTTCGCATCCTAGATAATCTTGCATACTATCACCATACCTAAGAGTTGTAGCACTGCGATATCCTCGTCCATGTTTGTATCCACGCCGACGGCAATAATATTGATGTAAGTATTCGTGAGTAACAACGTCAGCTAAATGAAAACTAATTGTTTCCCAATTGTAGTTTTTAAAAGTTACTTGCTGGCAATTAGTACCGAATGTCAATGCGATATAAATGCAAGGTTCATTTTGACTATCTTCGTAAGGACGATATTCGCCACCGATCCAAAAGTCTTTTTTAGTTAATTGGGAACTCCGTATGCAAGTAAATCGTAATTGGCTATCACGAAACTGCATACGGATTAATCGTGTAAATTGCTCTGGTGTAAAAGTCCTGCCACTATGTCTAGTAGCTAAAGATTTAATGCGCTCCAGAGCTTCAAAGAACACTAGATGTCTGCGTAGAAATAATGCCCACCTACTCGACTAACATAATGTTTCTGTTTAGCCCAAATTGGGTGAACTGCTGTAGCGTGGAAATATAATGCTCCGCTATACTTGCTTTGCCACTTAACATAATCCCCTTGTAACAATGCTTCTGCTACATGGCGGCTTTCTTCCCAGCGATCATCTGTATCTTTGGGTTTGTGTACAAACATACAGCGCCACGAAAACTGGCATACTTCTACACTTTGAACTACACGAGTAGTTTGTTGTACAGGCTCTGGCTTACCAAAGTATCCTGCTTGTACCATCTTTGTTGTAGTTACTTCTCGACTACGTACTGTTTGTGTACGTTGATCTACTACTGAGCAAACTGTCTTACCAAATCGTCCATCACGGACGCGGTTAATGGTAACCATGGCTACTGCCACTTTGCCTTCTTCTGGTTCACTACCAGCTTCATAATAGATATTTTTTGCAAGGCAATCAACATCCTTGCTTGATATATTAATGTCTATAATGGGATTCATAATAGCATTAACTAAATTGTCCAAACGGTCTTGTGCTTGGTTTGATACTGTGTTGAAAAAACTTTGTTTCTGTACTTCTACTTCTTCTGCATGACCGGGTGCCATTACGGTCAGGGCTAATATTGCAACGATTGTGGAAACTATCGTTCTCATAAAGTCCTCCTTAATTTAAACTGCTAGATATTTAACAACATATCTGCATAGTTATAATACTATATAAGTCAGACAAAGTCAAGGTAAGTAGTGTTTCTTGGACAAATTGCCCGTTAAAACCCTACTTATTTTGGGATAAGTACGTAGATATTGGTATGTTTTGAGCAGATGCTTGGAGAATTGCGTTATTTGGATTTGGGTCGTTACTAGTAGTAATTCCAGATTTTGTTAATAAAGTAAGATTTAAGTATTCAGAAATTGCAGAACGAATGGCATCACCATTAGCATCATCGGTAATAATATTAGCAAAGAATTGATAAGTTTGATATTGAACTTTATCTGTTCCTAGTGATGCTACCTGTTTTGCTAATGTTCTTAACATCGATGTACTCCCCGAATTAAACACGATCCCTATAGAATTAAGATTATTAACCTCAATAGTTAATCTATTCAACATTGTTAAGTAGGCTGTTTGGCTACTAGTAAATACAGGAGTAACTGGAATAGAATTTAATGCAGTATTTAATAATGCTACATTTGAATCAACTGTTGTGATATCTGGTGGATATATATTAGCAACTAATATTGCATCGTATTGTTGAACTGCTTGGTTTAAATTATTTACTGCGGTAGTAACTTGACTTGTTAATACAGTATTATAATTTGTATTTAATATAGTAAAATCTGAAGTGTATGGCATACCTGCCACAGAACCTAAGTAATCCATTACAATTGGATTATTAAATGCGCCAGAACCTGTGCCGGTAATTGCATTTAATGTGCTAATAGTTGTTGCAGATACTACCGGGCTCGAACTAGTAGTAGCAGACGTGTATGCCTGCGATGGCACATCTATGTTTCCAAACAAGCGAGACATATCTGTCCACGTTTTAAAATATCCCTTGCCTACTTTAGCTTGTAACAAGGTACCAAAACTAGAAAATGTATTTGCACCCATTGCATTCAATTGAGTGTATGAAGTTGTATCAATTACTTTGTTAAAATTTAAATAATCAGCGAGTGTAGTAATTGAAACATTTGATGCTGTAATTTGAGTTGCATTGGCTATGGCATTGAGATTGGCACCAGTGATACTAGCATAGATATTTAATACAACACTTTCACTAGTTCCAGTAACACTGGTAGTATTAGTTACATTAATAACTGTTGGAAGTTCGATAGCCCCAATCGATGTGCTAGTCGAAAATGATGATGCCTCTTGTGTTGTAGTTGTTGTACCTTGGGGAATTTGTGAAAGATTTGTAATGTCTAGTCCTGCGGCTGCTAGTTGGTCAGACAACCCACCGTAGGAACCAAGACCTTGATTTAATAAATTCTGACCAAATATATATGGATCACCCAGCGAATTCATATTTGCAATATCATACATTGTGCCCCATTGACTAACAACATTTCCCAATAATGCACCACTTGAGTCAATACCATTAGTAGATAGCTCCAATGGTTTAGTGTATCCTAAGCCAGCCTGTCCATAAGTTTTCCCTTGTAACATATATACACTGGCTACAGTTTCAAAATTTGAAACCATACTAGAATAAACATTTAAAAACACATTAGCAAATCCAGCCATACCATTAGCAAAAGGCAATGTAAATTGATTGTATAAGGTTGTACTAAAGCTCTTAGAGTTTACTGCACCGCTACATATTGGGGTAATATTACTAGGGTATGCATCAATGAGCCACTGTCCTTTAGTAACTCCCGAGCCAATGCTAGACAATGAATTTAATAGTATTACATTGGCATTAGATGCTGTTGCTGTAGAATAAGTGTTGGCCATAGTAGCCAATAACGGGTGGGCTTGGTATGTAGAAACTTGAGATAATAGATTAGCTGAGGTCGACAGACCGCCGCCATTATTAATTATGCTTTGAGCATTTAACGATAGTGCAGTAGTCATTGATTAAGGTCCCACATATACATTAGGAATTCCTTGGGTAACAAAATGTTGACCACAAGTACACGCGGCACCCAGCATTGCAACTGGTCTACCTTCTACCATTATATTGGGAATACCCTGTGAGATAGTGGCTGCTGCACACACTGGATTATATCCAGGTGCTTTTGGATCATATGGATTACCATGTATCGTAGTCAATGATCCAACTGTAGCTACCGGCAAACCCGACGGACCGGCCCGTACTGTTGCAGCACCGACCGCAATAGTCCCCGGGGGTGGTGGAAATCCAGCAATAGATGATGGTATCCCAACGACTGCAATAGGTACTGACATTTTTAAGTAATTATTCCGCCTTTAGTGGCTGGTTGAATTCCAGTTGTTGTACGGATATAGTGATTTTCAATATCTGTAATTACGGGACCGTGCATAATAATATGCTCATATTTCAACGTTACATTAGTATTTATATCCGCAGAAATCAGGCTTTGCATCAATCCCAATCCCTGATTACTAGGAATAACTGTGCAAGGACGGTTTACCACATATCCATCTGGGTTTGTTTTTACAATTTTAGCAACAATCTCGTCACCAGTTACCATTTTGAAACACACGATATCTCCTTCGGAGTATCCTTTGTTGATTAACATAATTATCCTTGTAATTGTTTTCTAAGTTCTGTAAAACCACCAATATATACGTCATCTAAAAAAATCTGCGGTAATGTACGTGCGGTTGGTACTGCTTCTAATAATTGCTCTTTAGTCCATTCGTGCATTACATTACGTTCTTCGTAGTCAATGCCTCGTGATTCTAATAATGCTTTTGCCTGAACACAAAAAGGACAGGCATCCTTTGACCATACTATGGCTTTCATTTCATTTCCTTCTTATAAACTCGGTAATGCGTCATAGTCAATTGCGTCACTCATAACACCAATAACGTAGGACGTACTTTCTGATTCTTGTAATGCTGTTTGTTTCTTACTCGTATCTGTATGCTTGTTAAACCAAGGAATAGGCGTTGTCTTAGGCGCAGGTGCTTGGTACTTAATACCGATGTCTTTTAGTGCACCAACTGCGGTATAATCAACGAAATCCTTAAGGATATTGGCATTTAAACCAATCACAGGACCTTTATTAAACAAGTAGTCAGCCCAGGCTTTCTCCTCACGGATAACATCCATATATAACTGATACACTTCTGCTTCACACTCGCCTTTAATAGAGGCAAAGCGACTGTCATCTTTAATTACTTGATTGATTAAGTAAGCTGTCCATCCTTTATGCAGTAACTCATCTTGTAGGATTAATGAAATAATATTACCGTTACCCATAAAGATACGATTCTCAACCATTGCTAAACTTGTAGCAAACGATACCATAAAGCGGAATGCTTCTAAAGCATAGCTGGCATGTAATGCCATCCAGATTGCTTTGATATGATGTGTTTCGGAGACATTGGTATCCCCTAGTTCTTTAGCACAGTTAATTTTATGTAGTTGATCATAGTAGTTGCCTACACTACTCGCCATGTCTACAATTTCTTTAGTGTCGTGGATGGTGTTGAACACATCCTTAGGTACATTATAGATATTACGAATAATATGACTGTAACTTTTACTATGAATGTTTGTTTCAAACATCGACCATATTAGCACCAATGATTCTAATTCCGGAAGACTTACACACGGACTAAACACTTGCACAGGACCACGTCCTTGTAAACTGTCTAATGCCGTTTGACGTAGTAAGTTACTTGTGAAGATATGTTTGACTGCATCACTTGCGTCTTTGAAGTCATTTGAATCTTTAGTTAAACTAATCTCTTCCGGCACCCAAAAGAATCCTCTTTGTTGCTGTTCAAAATTAGCAATTTTAGGATACTTAAATTCTTCAAATCTCTGAACGGTGACCGGACCGGCTGGATCTAAAAACATTGTTCGTTTTAAATAGTTGGTTGGTTTTGAAAGATCGTACTGTGCTTTACTCATGGTTGTTTTCTCTTTGTTTACGTTTATTTTCTTCTCTAATTTTTGCAGCAACTCTCATTTTTGCTTTTGCTTCCTCGGACATCTTTTTGCCTGTTCGAGAAGCAGACATTTTAGCCTTTATCTCTGCTGACATTGTTTTTCCTGCCCACGGGCCGATTCTTCCGGCGGAACTTTCCGAGAGTTTCTTTCTTGTTTCATCTGATATAGGGGGTCTATTTTTAACCGCCTCAGACATTTTCTTTTTAGTTTCTTCAGAAAATGTTCTGCCCTTTTGGGCCGCAGACATTCTTGCCTTTGTTTCTTCTGTGCGTTTTTGCCCAGTACGTTTTAATGCCGCTTTCTTTTGTATTTCTGGATTACGTCTATTAGGATTGTTATCACCGGACATAGATTCAGAATATTGTCTACGCAACCATCCATAGGCTTTATTGTTACGTTTACCGTTGTTAATCATTGACCCTGACGTCATATTTAATGCGGCATATAATAGCTTTGCATTGCCTTTATGTATCTTACATAATAGTAAGTGGGCCAAATAATGTTCTTCAGGATATAAACTTACAATATTGTTTTTAACATCAGTGCCACCCAAACAACGAGGAACAATATGATGTTTTTCAACATATCCCTCGTTTATGCGTGTTATTGCACGGTCTATTAGATTATTATAAATTAGTTGATAGTTCATTATAATTTACAGGCGATACAATCTTCTTCATTATCAAAATCAATCTCTTCTAACATAACAGGAGCTTCTTCGGCTTCTGCTTTTGCTCCTTGTTTATCAATTAGTGAGTAGTAAAATGTCTTAAGCCCCCACATTTGTGCTTGCATTAAATTCTTAGCAATCAGTGTCGCAGGTACTTTGCGGTTCGGAAAATGCTTCGGCGAATAGAATGTATTAGTACTTATGCTCTGATCAACATAGGCCGCAATAACTGCCGCTGTCTTTAAGTATGCCGCACAGTCTTTTTGTTCCCACATCAATTGATATTTGTTTTTAAGTTTAGCATATTCAGGAACAACTTGTGTAAGTGAACCTGCTTTTGATTCTTTGGTACTAATTAAACTCATTGGCATTTCAATACCGTTGGTAGAATTAATTACAACACTACTGGACTCAACTGGGGCAACTGCCATCTGGGTGGCATTACGCACACCATATTGTTTCATGTTGGTTCTTAGTGTTTCCCAATCTAACTCAGGAGTAAAGTCTGTTAATTGATTTACACCCTCGGCACGTAACTCCCACGGGAAGACGCCTTGGCCATAACGTGTTCGAGCAGAATCTACACAAGCGCCACGTTCCTTGGCTAACTCGACACTAGCTTCAGTTAGGTAGTAGGCTTGGTGTTCCATCCATGATTTAACATCATGTAGAGCATCTTTCTCTCCATACTTATAACTGCGTTTAGCATGCCAATAAGCCAAGTTAGTAATACCAATACCCAACGGACGAATTTCGTCGTTGCTTAGTTTACTTTGAATTGACAAGAAGTCTTGATAATCCAAAATATTGTTAAGACTGCGATGTAAGATGCGACACGCACGGCGCATATCTTCTGGGTTACGGAAAGCACCCCAGTTAATACTGCCTAGTGTA